GGGGTGGGGGTAGGGGGTACAGGGCCAGGCTGTGTACCGTTGACGTGTACGTAAGGTCCACGAACAATTTTTATTTTTTTTATTTACAAAACTATTTGTTACCCGTATCTTTCTTGCCACAACGTCTGACGTGGTGCGCACGTAGCGACCGAGAGGAAGCTGAAAGCAGGATGAAATCTCCAGTTACCCGTTCTGCTGTAAAACTAAGGCAAATGTCCGCCTCGGCACACAGGCTCCATGGTTGTTGGAGATCGCGGCCTCCCGGCAGGATGACCCTGCACGTTACTGGGGTAGTCTGAGGAGCTTTTATGCCCAAGAATGCGACTTACGTTCCGACCCCTGCTGAACAGGAAGCGTTGAATTACCATCGACGCAACCTTGAGGCTGGTACTTACTTGCAGAACCCAGATGGGTCGCTGACCACCTTTTACGGCACTGTCGTCGGTGACGATCAGGGAGCGATGCTCATTCCGACCTTTTGGCACGGAGCCGTCCGCGACCCTGAGCAGGCCATGCGCTTCGCTATTAAGTCGGGGATTCAGTTTCCTCGATATAAAGACACGGCACGGGCTTTGGCTGCTGAACGAGCGTTGCACGACATCATGGAAGCCGAAACGTCTGCTTTTGCCAAAAAGAAGGCCGCTAAACGGTGACTGAACCGTCCTTTCGTTCGATCCCTTTTGAGCCTCGTGAACTGAAGGCTTCGCCTGACGTTCTGGAGAGGATTTACGAGGCGTCTAAGCTTGGCCTCAAGGGTGATGCCATGGCCTTTGCCGCTGGCCTCTTGCCGATAGAGTATCGTCGGCTTTTGCAGTTAGATAAGGCTGCGTCCATTGCCGAGGCTAAGGGTCGTGCCGACAGTGAGGTTGAGGCGGCTACCGTTTTGCGTGGAGCGGCTCTTGAGGGAGATAGCAAGGCGGCTCTCGCGCTCCTCACCCACTTGCACGATTGGGTTGCCCGCCAGCAAGTTCAGGTCGATATTAAATCGCAAATCAGCATCGTTGCGGCACTGCAAGAGGCGGAGTCTCGCGTCATCGAGGGCCGAGTATTGCGAGAGGAAACGCCTGCACTAGAACACTCGCCGAACCGGCTTTTAGAGTTAGACTCTAAGCACCATGCAACAGCCGATTTATAGCCCCGAAGACGAGCAACTCTTGATGTCCAAGGTCTGGGCACCCCAGATTAAAGACGACCCGGAAGCGTTCGTGCTGCTCGTGTTTCCTTGGGGGAAACCCGGCACGCCGCTGGAGCATTTTAAAGGCCCGCGCAAATGGCAGCGCAAGATACTTCGCGATATTGCTGCGCACATTGCCAAGAATAAAACCGCCACCGCCTACGAAGTCTTGCGCATGGCGACGGCTTCGGGACGCGGTATCGGTAAATCCGCACTGGTGTCGTGGTTAATCCTGTGGATGCTTTCGACCCGGATTGGCTCAACGACCATTGTGTCGGCCAACTCGGAAGCCCAGCTTCGCTCAGTCACTTGGGCAGAAATCACCAAGTGGGCGGCGTTGTTGCTCAATTCGCATTGGTTTGAGATTAGCGCGACCCGCGTGATGCCCGCTAAATGGATCGCTGAACTCGTTGAGCGCGACCTTAAAGTCGGCACCCGTTATTGGTCCGTGGAAGGTCGTTTGTGGTCGGAAGAAAACCCCGACTCCTATGCCGGTGTCCACAACCAGGCAGGCGTTATGGTGATCTTCGATGAAGCCTCCGGTATTCCCGATTCCATTTGGTCGGTCACGGCAGGCTTCTTTACGGAAAACACACCGCACCGATTCTGGTTGGCGTTCTCTAACCCCCGTCGTAACGAAGGCTACTTCTTCGAGGCGTTCCATGCGAAAAGAAACTTCTGGCAAACCCAAAACATCGACGCCCGCGAAGTCGAAGACACGGACAAAGGCGTCTACGAGCAAATCATCGCGGAATACGGCGCGGACTCAAAGCAAGCGAAAGTCGAAGTCTACGGGCAATTCCCGAGCGACTCCGACGACCAGTTCATCCCTCCCAGCATTGTTGACCAAGCAGTTTCTCGACCACGCTACCAGGACGCGCACGCGGTACGAGTTATCGGAGTCGATCCTGCGCGAACGGGCGCAGACTCCACGGTTATCGTGGTCCGAGAAGGCCGCGATCTGGTGGCAGTCCGTCGTTACAACGGCGAAGATACGATGGCAACGGTTGGGCGAATTATTGATGCTATCGAAGAGTGGCAACCCGCGCTGGTGGTTTTAGACGAAGGCGGATTGGGGTATGGCATTCTTGACCGCTTAAAAGAGCAGCGGTATAAGGTCGTTAGAGGCGTCAATTTCAGTTGGAAATCTAAAACCCCACAAATGTATGCGAATAAACGCGCAGAACTGTGGGGTTTAATGCGTGAGTGGTTGCAAAGCGCATCCATCCCGAACGATAAACAACTGAAAGCTGATCTCTCTGCACCGCACCAGAAACCGAATTCGTCAGGTTCGATCCAGTTGGAAAGCAAAAAGGAAATGAAATCACGAGGATTGCCGTCGCCCGACGCGGCTGACGCCCTTGCGTGTACGTTTGCTTACCCGGTCGCGAATCGCGAATACCGCGAATGATCGCGCACCGTTAATGCGTATCAAGGCGGCGTCGTGAACTCATGGATGGGTGCATAATGGCCCGTAAATCGGTCAGTCTGTCGGTCGGTCGAGGCGAGAAACAGCCGGTTTCTAAGGGCGCAGGATTGACGGCGAAAGGCCGAGCGAAATATAACCGCGCTACGGGCAGCAAATTGAAAGCCCCGGCTCCTAATCCGAAGACTAAAACGGACGCGGGACGTAAAAAGTCTTTCTGTGCTAGAATGGCTCCTATCGCAAAAAAGAGTCCGCGAGGGAGCCGTGCAAGGGCATCAATGCGTCGATGGAACTGCAACTGAATTGTGGGCAGATGTTAAAGGTTATGAAGGGAGGTACCAAGTCAGCACATTAGGCCGCGTTAAATCCGTTGCTCGGTATCGCAAAACGAAGCGTGGGGGCCAAACATGGATGCCAGAACGCATCATGAAGCTCCACCGGAAAACGGCAAAAAACAAAACGCGACCATACGAAGAAGTGCATTTGCGTGATGGCTCATGTCGAGACGTGCCTAGCAAAGCATTTTTAGTGCATAGACTTGTTGCCAATGCGTTTATTAAACAACTTGGTGCGGGAGAGCAGGTCGATCACATAAACGGCATACATCACGATAATAGAGTGGAAAATTTGCGTGTTATGCATTACATAGAACATGCAAGATTGCACCCGATTGTTGTCAATCCGTTAGATCGTCACTCAATTACTGGTCAATTCTTAGCGAGAAACAGCTAATGGCGGCTAAAAAAGGTTTGTACGCGAACATTCACGCTAAACGGAAGCGTATCGCTGCCGGATCGGGCGAAAAAATGCGCAAAGTAGGTGCAAAAGGCGCACCGACGGCCAAAGCGTTCCGTCAATCTGCCAAAACCGCTAAACGGAGAAAGTAAATGCCAAGAATGCCTGTCGGTGTTAACCCACGCGCCCTCGTCGGCGACATGATTATCGGCTCTCAGGAAGAGCAGCGTCAGATGCAGCAGCGCCAGAAGCGCCCTGCCATGATGCGCCGCCCGGATGAGGACATTATCCGCACGACGGTTGCGTTTCGTCCGACGCCGATGCGTAGACGGATGCCGTAATGCCTCTCGTTAAGTCACCGAGCAAGGCTGCATTCCGCAAAAACGTGCGGGCCGAAGTACGCGCCGGTAAGCCTGTCAAGCAGGCCGTAGCGATTGCGTATTCGGTTAAGCGCAGAGCCCAAGGCAAGAAGCGTAAATAATGGCACGCAACGACCCCACTGGTATTAAAGGCGCAGGGTACGTCTCTGCGACCCCTGAGGATCGCGGTAAAAAATCACGCGACCCGGCGGACATCCTAGCGACCGCTCGTCAGCGTATGACGACGGCGATTTCGGCGTATTCCGATAGCCGCGAGGATGAACTTGACGATCTGCGCTTTATGGCGGGATCGCCCGATAACCAGTGGCAGTGGCCGCAGGACGTATTGGCAACCCGTGGGTCCGTGCAGGGCCAAACGATCAATGCGCGTCCGTGCTTGACGATCAACAAGCTCCCGCAGCATGTGCGCCAGGTCACGAACGATCAGCGCCAGAATCGCCCTGCGGGCAAAGTCATTCCGGTTGATGACCAAGCCGATATTGAGGTCGCCGAAGTATTCGACGGCATCGTGCGGCACATTGAGTACATCTCGGATGCCGATGTGGCTTACGACACCGCCTGTGACAACCAAGTCACCTACGGCGAAGGCTATATCCGCATCCTGACGGAATATTGCGACGAGAACACGTTTGACCAAGACTTGAGAATTGGACGCGTTCGCAATTCGTTTAGCGTTTACATGGACCCGATGATCCAAGACCCCTGCGGGTCGGACGCGGAGTGGTGCTTCATCACCGAAGATGTGCCTAAGACCGACTTTGAGCGCATGTTCCCGACTGCTGAACCGATCTCGTCTATTGCCATTCGTGGCGTGGGCGATGCCGCACTTTCGCAGTGGATCAACGAAGATACGGTGCGTATCGCGGAGTATTTCTACAAAGAACACTCCAAAGCGACGTTAAACCTGTATCCGGGGAACCAGACGGCGTTTGCCGGGTCGCCGGAAGCCAAGCAGATCGAGATGATGGGCCTAAAGCCTATCCGTACCCGCGAAGTCGATGTCGTCAAGATCAAATGGGTCAAGACGAACGGGTATGAAATTCTGGAAGAGGCGGATTGGCCGGGTAAATACATCCCGGTCGTTCGCGTCATCGGAAACGAGTTTGAAGTTGAAGGTCGCCTCTATGTGTCGGGCCTTGTGCGTAACGCCAAGGACGCCCAGCGCATGTACAACTATTGGGTATCTCAAGAGGCGGAGATGCTGGCGTTGGCCCCCAAAGCGCCGTTTATCGGCTATGGCGGGCAGTTTGAAGGCTATGAACAACAGTGGAAGACCGCCAATACGACCAACTGGCCGTACTTGGAAGTCAACCCGGATGTCACCGATGGTCAGGGCGCTGTTCTGCCCCTGCCGCAGCGTGCGCCGCCGCCCTTGGCCCAAACCGGGCTTATTCAGGCGAAGATGGGCGCAGCGGATGACATCAAAGCGACAACGGGACAATATGATTCGTCTCTGGGCGCTACGTCTAACGAGCGGTCGGGTCGAGCCATCTTGGCGCGTGAACGGCAAGGCGACACAGGCACATACCATTACGTCGATAACCTGGCTCGCGCCATTCGCTATGTCACGCGTCAACTCGTTGACCTAATCCCAAAAATCTACGATACCCAGCGTATTGCGCGGATTATCGGCATCGACGGCGAGACTTCGACGGTGCGCATCAACCCGATGCAGCAAGAGCCGGTTCGCAAGATCGTCGATCAGGCCGGTATCGTCATTGAGAAGATTTACAACCCGTCCGTCGGCAAGTACGACGTAGCGGTCACGACCGGCCCCTCGTACTACACGAAGCGGCAGGAAGCGATGGCGGCGATGGGCGAAATCTTGCAGGCGAACCCGCAGCTTTGGGCTGTGGCGGGCGACCTCTTCGTCAAGAACATGGATTGGCCAGGTGCGCAGGAAATTGCGCAGCGTTTGGCTAAGACGATTGATCCGAAGTTGCTCGAAGCCTCTGACGAAGACCCGGCACTACAGGCCGCGCAGCAGCAGATTCAAGCGATGGGCGCTGAGATGGAGCAGATGTTCGGCATGTTGCAGAACGTCCAGCAGTCGATGGAAGCCCGCGAGGTTCAGGTCAAAGAGTTTGAGGCTGAAGTCAAAGCGTACCAGGCTGAGACGGATCGCCTCAAAACCGTTGGCCCTGCGCTCAACGAACAGCAAATTCAAGATATTGTGATGGGCACACTTTCCGGTATGCTGTCAAGCGGCGATTTGGTCGCGCCTATGGTTCCACGTGAAACAATGATGCCCATGGAAGAAATGCCCATGCAGGGCGGAGAAATGCAATGAAGGCGGCAGATTTCGTAGGTCATTTGTTCCTAGCGCGAGATGTGGCGCATTCAGTGCATTTGAATACCCGTAGTTACGCCAAACACAAGGCGTTGGGTTCGTTTTACGACAAGATCGTGGATTTGGCGGATGACTTTGCCGAAGCCTATCAAGGTCGGCACGGGCTGATGGGGCCGATCTCGCTGATGTCTGCTAAGAAAAACGGCAACATCATTGAGTTTTTGGAGGATTCACTGTCAGAAATCGAGGCAAACCGATACAAGGTTTGCGAGGAAAAAGACAGCGCAATTCAAAACATTATTGACGAGATTGTAGCGTTGTACTTATCGACGCTTTATAAGCTCAAGCATTTAGCGTGAGGTAACGATAGTGGAACTTCTTAACCCGATGGCCGATGCCGTCTATCCCGGACGCACGGTGGCATACACAGCAACGGCAGGCTCAACGGCGACCTGGCAATCTGGCCCGCAGGGCGTTGTCGTATGGGCAACCACCCCGTGTTACGTGACCGTGGGCGAGGGCGTCACCGCGACGACCTCCAGCACGCCGATTCCGGCTTACACGCCCATTCCGTTTATCGTGCCGCAGGGCACGGGAGCGCCGTGGCGAGTGAGCGCGATCCGCGTGACGGATAGCGGCGACATTTACGCCAAGCCTATTAACATCCGATGAGTTTTGGTGTCGCACTGCGAAATAGCGTGGCTATCGGCCTAGCCGGTATCGTTACGCTGTTTTCAGGCACGCGTGATAGCGGAGCTTCA